TCTTTAAAGTTGTGAATGGGTCGATCACGCTCACTATTGGTACTGGTTTCGAGTCTTCTGGTGATATTACGGTTACTGTGACTTCTTGCACGGTTGGTCTTGGCCATAGGTCCGTACTCACGACTCTCCCCCCTGAAAAGATGGACCCCGGTGCTCAGGCAAGATTCGCTGATTATGGAGTCAGGACTCTTGGCTCAACCCGCCCGATCATCAATGGTTATCGTCCTTCTGACAGGGACCCGATGACCATCATGGACGTCAGTCAGCCGCTTGACCTGTTCAATGATATAGTAGAACCCAAATTCGGATGGGACCCGTACCAAGTGATAACCATCGAGGAACATCTGCCGTTCTTCAATGAGGTTCTTGGGGTATACGGCAAGCTTAAACAGGGGAGCATCAAATGATCCTCGAAGATTACGAACCGGAAGAATATGCCATCAACGACGACCGATTCTACCGGTTCACGTTCCCTTGTGTCGGGCAGGATGCGGTATTCGTATTCGAGGTACTTTCTACTGGCGAGCGTGTGCCCGTGCGGCAGCAAGATATGGTGGTCAAGTTCGCCTCGGCACCGCGCGATCCGCTCAAGTACCGGGGGTCGGTGCGCTTGTTGCGCCCGCACACGGTCGGCACGGAGCTTGTACGGATTGAGCGCAACACCTTCATGGATCAAGTAGTTGACTGGAAAAGTTTCAGTCCGTTTAACACGCGGATGATCGAGTTTACCTTCGACAAGCTGACGATGATCGCGCAGGAGATTAACGACCGGAAGTGCGAAACCAGCGTGTCTGTGCCGATCACGCAGGAAGTTACCTTCGGCAGCTACTGGTCGATCACCGCCGGGCAGATCAACCGCTGCCTGGAGAAGATCAACCGCATCCTGTTCGAGATTGACCAATCCGGCACAGACTGCCGGTGGAATAACGAACCCTACCCGGAGTACGAGCCGTGACGATTGACAGCCGCTACGAACCGGAAATCCGGCAACGGGACAGCGAGGTAGAGTACCCTTTCACGTTCGAGTCCATTGGCGACCCGGCAGTGAAGGTGTACCTAGTTCGTGACGATGGAACCCGCGTCCTGCTGACGCGAACTGAAACAATCTACGTGGAGAACTGACCATGGCTGATGGTGTATTCAACATTGCAAAGGGCAGCGTGGCCGAACGTGTTCGCCGCGTTGTAAACAACGACCCGGCTAACTCTGCCCTAGTAGTGGTGCTGCTCAAGGCCGCAGAAGCGGACGCGACTCTTGAGGACTATGACGACCTCGACGCGCTGCTCACCGCTGGCGGCAACACCGAGGCGGACTTCACCAACTACGCCCGGAAGACGCTGACGGATGCTGACCTGTCCGCTCCGACCGTAGACGATACGGACAACCGGGTGGATTCGGATATTCCCGATCAGACGTGGACTTCAGCCGGGGGTGCGTCGAACAATACCACGGCAAAGCTGATCGTGTGTTACGACAGCGATACTACTGGCGGGACGGACGCTAACTTGATTCCGCTGACCCACCACGACTTCGTTGAAACGACGGACGGCAACGATCTGGTGGCGCAGGTGAACACTGCCGGGTTCCATCGGGCTAGCTAAGGGGCCGAATAATGGCTGACTGGACTCCCGCAAATATCAGTAGCGATATTCTGGCCCTGTGGCTGGACGCTGACGACGCATCAACCATTACGGAAAGCGGCGGCAGCGTATCGCAATGGGACGACAAAAGTGGAAATAATCACCATGTATCTCAAGCCACAGTGTCGTTACAGCCTGCGCTGTCTGCTGCGGCACAGAATGGAAAGGATGCGATTTCGTTTTCGTCTGACCGGCTGGCTACTTCGGGCAACTTCCCGGTCAGTGGTGACGCAGCGTTTTCTATATTTGTGGCCTATAAGAAAGGGGCGACGGCAGGGGCAGGGTCTGTTCTCGGCTGGGGTTTCACCGGAGCAGCGGCTACTGCGGCTGGTCTCTATGATGACAACAGCCTTGTGGCATGGGCGTTTGCTGGTGCTCGAAATTACAACATTAATACCCTGTCTGTTTCTTCTGCGAAAATTCTTGCTTACACAAAGTCTCCTGGTCCAATAAACACAAGCTCAGGCGCGTGGAAGAACGGAACTGTAGATGGCACCTCTGGACACTCTAGCTCTACCCCGAACATATCATTATTGCCTTTTGTGGTCGGTCGCTGGGCTGATATAACCTTTGGCAGCGATCTTATTGGGGACGTGTTCGAGATTATTGTTCTGTCGAAAGAGGCGACTGAGGACGAACGCGAAACCATCGAAGGATACTTGGCCCACAAGTGGGGTATCGAGGCTGACCTGCCGGGTGGGCACCCGTATAAATCTGCGGCACCGACTGTCGGTGCTGAAATAGCCTTGGCAACAGAAACGGAAACCGCACTGTCGATCACCCCGCAGATTATCGTTGGTGTTCCGGTAGAACAGGCGTCGGAAACTGAAACCGCCCTGCCGATGACGCGATTGGATGTCGTCAAGACCGCCGTTGAAACGGAGCAGGCGCTTGATATTACTCCTCTGTATCCGCCACGCTTTACCGATCCTGCACCGGTAAGCGGCAACGCCGGGGACGTGGTGCAGTTTGCCGTCACCGATCTTGATTCGCCTGCTGGCGCTGGCACGGTTACTTACCAGTGGTATGACCAGGGCGGCCTGATCCAGTTCGCTACGGCGTCTACCTACAATCGCGAGCTCTCACCTGACGACGATGGCGAAGACGTTTACGTGATCGTGTCAAACGATGTCGGCAGCACGACTTCTGCTGATGCAGGTATGACAGTCGCCACAACCGACGACGGTGTAGACGATATTGAGCCGATCACCTACACGCTGCGCCTTGGCCGCTACCGCGAGCCTTTCTACAAGAACGGCACCGTGATTCTCAGCCGTCCGCTCAAGGAAGGCGAGTACCTGTCCATCGAGCGCAAGACACCAATCACCAAGGACATATCGTTTACGACTAGCGAAGAGCCTGACTGGAACGCGTTCGAGTATCAGGTCGATAAATACATGATGATCTGTCAGGAGATTGAAGGCCACATCTGCGAGTGCCTTGAGTGCATCGTGCCAGTCGTCAACCTGACGTTCGAGATCACCGAGCTTCCTCCCGGCGAAACCGAAGGCGAGCTTGTGGTGTCGCCTAACGTGCCGACGACAGCACCGGCAAACTCCACCGTGACGTTTACGGCTAACGTGATTGCTGGTACGCCCCCGTTTACCTACGCGTGGTTCGTTGACGACGTTGAGCAGGTCGGTGAAACCGGGACGACGTTCAGCATCAAGATCAACCAGCCAAGGGACGTAAAGGTTGTCGTATCCAATGAGTGCGGTGAGGATTCCGCGCTGGCCGTAGTTGACGGCACCGACGAAGAAGTGATCGAACCGGAAAACCAGTATGTCTGTAACGCGCTTGAGGAAGAGTTAACGTCCAATGCCGACTACTGGCTCAGGATTTACAGCATCGACGCACTGTTCGAGGATCACGAAGCACCGTTCGGTCCGGTGGCAGACCCCAACCCGTTCCTCGTGCGCCGGTTTGATAACGGGGCCGTAACTAACTACGCATGGCCTACCAACGCATTTAACGCAATCGTGGGGTCGGTGCCGGTTCCTGACGGCTTGCAGTATGACCCCTGTGAGGGGGAGATCACCCGGATCATTCGCTTCAACAGTGATCAGCCGGGGTCGGTGTATTCGCTCTGGCCTAAGTCGTCGCTTGAAGGAAATCACCAGCTTTCATTGGCATACATCGGGTCTTCACTCGATGCCGGTTCAACTGGTGAGTTCATGCGGGTCGGAACGCAGGTGCGCGTGCTGCTTGACAATCCTATCACGGACAGGATTACCCGGTTCGCGCCCCGACTCGAAGTGCGTGCTGTATCTACCGCAGAAGGCATTGAACACCACCTGTACCTGTTTTTCCCAACGCGAAGCCCCAACGAATTGTTCCTGCTGAACATGGGTCTGCCGGGCACAAGCCCGTACCGCGACGACAAGATCAAGTTGATCAACGCCTCGATCACCTTTGGGACCGCGTATAGCATTTCTTCAAATCTCTACATCCCATGGGAATATGATGTCCGAATTTTCCGAGCCCCGGAGCCGGAAGACCCGCTCGATGCAGACCTAACGCTGTTTGAGCAGTCCGGCACTTCGCCAACTGAAGAGATGCCGTATTCGTGGAACCCCTCAGAAGAGCCGTTCAACGGGTTGGAAATTTTGACTGAAGCAGGCTCACCGTCCATCTACCGCAGCCAGTATTTCCTCGGCATGGGTATCAGTATTGTGACGATGGCCGGGCTGACCGGATATAACTCTATCCAGACCTTCGACATCGACGCGTTGGTAGAATCCTTTAGAAAGAACACGGTGACGTAGCCATGGCAACTCAAACCGCACAGTCAATGATCAGCGAAGTGAGCATCTGCAATCAGGCGCTCGGTTATGTTGGTCAAAATCCAATAAGTTCTTTGGATGATCCTCATCCCTCAGCCGAGTGGTGCAAGAACAATTACGACTTTCTCCGCGATGCTGTGTTGGAGGCCGCTGTTTGGAACTTTGCCAAGGGAAGAGATATTAGCACCAGTGGTGATAAAGACGACTGGAACAACTGGTATAAACACCGGATCCCGGAAGAGTGGCTCGCGGTTTACCGGGTCTTTGAAGATTCGGAAGGAAAAATCGTCGCCAAATGGGAGCGTGAAGGCGAGTGGATTCTCTCGGACTGCGAGACGGTCTACCTTTGGGGAATCAAACGGATCATTGATACATCAAAATTCAGTAACTTGTTCGTGCAGGCTCTCTGTGGTAGAATGGCGGCAGAAATGGCGATCCCGTTTACAGAGAATAGGCAGTTGCAAGCGGACCTCTGGCAACTTTATGAAATGAAGCTCCGGGATGCTGTTTCTGGTGACGGGATTCAGGGTAGAAATGAGATCATTTCCCCCGCCAAGGAAAAACCGGGGAAATTGGTCAGTAGGAGGAGAATCTGATGGCCCTAGCAACCATTGCAGCTGGTGTATCTATTGGTTCCAGCATCCTTGGTATGGCCGGAGGTTTGTCTGGCCAAAACAAAGCTAAAAAAGCTGCCAAGAAACAAGCAGAGCTTACCTATATCCAGCGGATGGAAGAAATTCGCAAGCTCCGGCAACAACAACAAGTAGTTATGGGCGAAAACCGGGCTATGGCTTATGCCTCTGGTGTCCGTGTCCAGAAGGGTGGCTCTACGGCCCGGTTCCTGAATCAGGTGCAGTCGGATTTTGCAGCCGATCTTAACTATCGCCGTGGCTCCGCCAAACTAGAACGAGAAGCTATCCGTAAGGGGGCACCGGGCCAAGGTTCTGCGTTTGGTACCATAGCTTCCGGGATCGGCAGCATCGCAAATACTCTGATCAACTACGATAGGCAGGCACATGAAACTCGTAAGGCCCGACCTCGGCGGAACCCCCGCTCTTAGATCAGAAAGTCCTTCCTTGGCGGCACAGGAGGGCCGACAGATCCAGTACGGCATGGAATCTATTGCCCAGGCCGGACGGGCTGCTACTACCTATTTCAAAGAACTTGAGAAAGATCGCGCCAGCACTGAGATGTCGCTCGCCTTCTCCAAGAAGATGAACGAACTGAACGAACTCGGTGAGTTTATCTCGGCTGATCAGGCCCGAGAGCTTGGTGTTGAAGACGAGAGTATGATCACTGATGCCAAGGGGGAGGATCGGGAGGAGATTCCCATTTGGGAAATCCTGCCCGAATACACGAAGAAGCAATATGACGAACTAACGGAGGAATTCGGTTCTCAACTCAGCGGCTCCGGTAATCGTCAGCGCTGGATCAATGCTCGTCGCCAAAAGGCTCAGGAGTACTATGATAAACTAGACGCCTCCCGCCGAGAGCAGCGATTCCTGCGCGAAATCGCCCGTCAGGAAGAAGCAATTGATGATGCCGTCCAGTTGCAGGACTACAACTTAGCTCGGAGTCTCGCAGCCGGTCACCCGGACCCCGAGAAACGCCTACAACTGGTGCAGGACGTCAACAAGGCTGAGGAAGTGGCGGTCGTCAATGAGGCTTACCTGTCCGGCGACCCCCAGGCGATGGAAGATGTTATTGAGTCCCTCAAAAACGACCAATACGCAGGTCAATTGGAAACCGTAGAGCGCACCTCCTATGTAAATATGCTTCGGGCTGAGCAATCTCGAATTGCGGCTGCTTCAAACACAAAGCGGTTCATGGAATTCGAGAACATGCAAAAGCAGTATGAGGTCCTTAAATCTCTTGAAGACCCGAGGGCTTTCGAAGCTCTGAACCAACTGGAGCAGCTGCTCCTCGATAATAACATGTATGACTATAAGGGGAAGGGTTGGTTTGCTGAGGAACTGGGTTCCTTGACCAAGCTGTTTAAAGACGCTCAGGATATGGCTTGGGTGGCCCCAGCATTCTTCTCCAAGGACTACGGGACCATTGACCAGACCGACAGTAAGCAAATCGACGAAATTAATAAAGTGGTAGGTGCGGTTCTTGAAACCGCTGAGTCCACTGGCGACCCAACTGTTATAAACCAAGCCCACGCCCAGATTGCTGACGCCGGGGTTGGGGTGGGTGTTATGCCTGATGTCCATAAGGAAATGATCAGAGATCTGGCCCAACCTAACATTTCCTTGGAGGATATCCAGCTTTATGGGGCTATTTACAATCAATATGCTACCTCAGGCCACCCTAACCTACTCAATGACCTGAGCGACAAGGACCGGTTGATCGCCAAGGAAGTCTTCCTTGCTTCCCGCGCCGGGGCAAATATGGAAGATGCTGTCCGGGATATCCACGCCCGCTATAGCGTAATGACCGAAGACGCTATTTTGCAACGGGAAAAAGAATTCCAGAACATTGAGGACAGCCAGCATGATGTCCTCAAGACTGAGTTGAAGAATAGGGTTAAGGCTTGGTATGAAAAAATACCCATTGCTTCAGCCGTTCTTCGTCAATTCATGGAAGAATCGTTCGCTGAAATTGGATTCCAAGACCAGCAAGACTACAACCAGTTGGTGCGCCACTACATGCTCAACGGGGCGGAAGAAGACGTCGCTTTGGAGGTCGCATTCGAAACTTGGGCCGCAAATCACACTGTGTCCGGGGTAAACGGTCGTGCTCAGCGAATGAGAATGGCCCCCGAGTTTATTTATGGTCTTGATACCGAAGACCTTCAGTACGATTTCAAGAAGTATGTCAAAGACTCTATCGACCCTGAGGACTATAGTGAAACCGGCGAGTACCAAATGTACCCGGATATGATTACTTTGTCCGAGGGCCAGCCGTCCTATGTCGTCTTTCACGAGGACGAGAACGGTATGGTAAATATGATGATGGACGACGAAGGAAATGTCCTGCGATACCGTCCGAACAAGAAACAAATCCTCCAAGAAGCGGCGAGTAGAGATTTGCAGAGGGCCAACAACCTCCGCACCCTTGGCTATGATCCCGTGGCCCGCCAAGAAGCACTTGATAAGTATAGCAACGAAAACATGCCTCGTACTCTCGCTGAGCGCCAGCAAATGGGCTTTGAGAAGGCTTCTTGGGAAAGTAATATGGCCCGAGCTAAGAAACAAGCCGCCAAAGAGCAAAAGATCGAGCAATCCAGGCTTCGTGTCGTTGGGGAACGTAGCCGCGAAATTGCTGCTGAGAGCGCCATTCTTGAAGATTTGGATTCACAATGAAGTTTACTGATAAAGCACTAACTACACCGGGTGGAATGGGAGCAGCTGTTCCTCCCCAGAACTTCAGCCCTGAGGACCTGCAACAGAAAGATCCAGATATGCAGTTCTCCCTTGGGGAGGTATTCCTATCTGGGCAGTTTAAATATAACCCCATAGTATCCGGGACCCGCAAGGCTGCGGACTACATTGGCGCTGGCCTGCATTTGGAAGACCCAGACCCCAATTACAACCCATATGATAACCCCGAAAGATTGGCCGGTTATCCCAAAGATCTATTCATAGACTCTAAATCCCGTCGCCATGAAGATTTTATCAAGTCTCAATACGACCGGGACCGGTACCTGCAGCGGGTTTCTGAGGAATCCGGGGCCATGGGTGTAGCTTCCGCGATTGCGGGCGGGGTTATGAATCCGCTTTACATGATGCCCTATCTCCAAATAGGGCAGAGGATGCGTTATGCGAAATCCTTTGCTGATGCCGCCATTGGTGAGGCCCTGACTGAGGGTGTTTATCATACCGGCGATCTTGATATGACCCGTACCACCGGAGAATCGATTTTCAACATTATGGCCGGGGCCATGATCGGTGGTGTCCTGACCGGGGCAGCCCGAAAGAACGCATTCACCGGGGGCGAACTCAAAGAAATTAAAGCCAAGCTTAAGGCTGAAATGGAGTTTGTCGGCCCGGTGATGCCGGAAAGTGCCGTGATTTCTGATCCTAAGTTTTTTGAAGCCCTATCCAAGAAACTCGGAGAAAAGATTGAGGCAGTACCCGGTCTATCTTCTCAGAGGGACCCCGGAGTTAAGATTACTGGTCAGTTGGATCGGAAAACCGGTCGCATTAAACTTTCTCGCGACCCTCATGTTTGGCAAAAGGCGTGGGATGAAAAAGCTTGGACCAACCCCCGTGAGCTTTCGGACAACCTTGGGGTAAATGGCATCAGTAAGGCCAGTCCCCTTCCCGAGAATCAGTTTGCTACGTTCGAAGAGTTCGTGGAATTCGTGGCCCAGCACGAGAAAGCCCATAAGAAAATTCAGCGTCTGGAAGGTGAAACCCGTGGCGCATACGAAGACCGGGTAAACCAAGCTGCGATCAAGAATATGAAAGGCGCGATGGAGCGAGGGAACACAATCATATCCTCCCTCAAAGACGTTCCCGGTGTCGACCAGATCACGGGCGTAGTTTCCCGGACCATGGCCAAGCTTACTCCCCTTCGGGTCCTGACTTCTCCTTCCGAGAACGCGCGGAAACTCGGAGCACTCCTTGGTGAGCAATCGGTCAAGGGTACCAGTCGCCAGGCGGTGGAAACTGCGGTTAAGATGTACGATGGATATCTTGCCCAGAGCATAATCGATATGCGCGGGGCATTTAACGCCTACCGCCGCCGTATGGGTCCGGGGTCAGGCCGCATGAGTCGGGGTGCTTTTAACGAAGAAGTTGCCAAGGCCATGCGCCGGGGTGACGAGCACCCGATTGCCGAAGTTCAAGAAGCCGCGCGTAAGATCCGGCGTGGGATTATGGACCCTGTTCGGATGAAGGCAAAAGAGGTCGGGGTTTACCTATCCGACGAAGACGTAGCCAAGTTCGCCAAGGGCTACTTCCCCCGGATGTACAACTTCGACAAGATCAATGCCAATAGAGCCAAATTCAAGGCAGACCTCACCAATTGGCTGCAGAAAGAAATGCCGGATCTTGACCCTCTTGATGCGAAACTCGCGGCGGAGGAAATCGCCCGGAAGATCACCCACGAGTTTGACACCCATCATGCCTTGGCGAATCATGCTGTGTTTACCGCTTCGGCGCTCAAAGGCCGGAAGGTTCCTATCCCTGATGAAGTTTTGGAACCGTGGCTGATTTCGGACCCAGATGTTGTTCTCCGTGCTTGGAGTCACAACATGGCAACGGAGATTGAGCTTACCAGAATGTTCGGTGGCACGGAAATCGACGACTTTCTGAGAGAAGTCGAGGATGAATGGGACGAGATCATCACGGAGGCTAGTAAACAGAACCCGACTCAAGCTTCCAAACTTACCCGCCGGAAGAACGATGATATCGCGGTTCTTAAAGCGCTACACTCCCGGCTGTTGAATCGATACGCTCTGCCAGAAAACAGGACTGCCGGAATGATCCGGCTGAGCAAAGCCGCAAGAAACTTGAATGTCCTCACCAAACTGGGAGGTATGACCCTATCGGCGTTCCCGGATCTTGCGCGCCCTCTTTACCATCACCACTTTTCGACGTACGCTAAAGCAATCAAACATATGGTGTTCGCTGACGACACTGTTAGAAAGATGCTTTACCAAGACGCTCGCCGGATGGGCATTGCCCAGGATATGGTCCTGCACCAGCGGCTGGTTGCCATGACTGAGGTCGATTATCTACCCAACCTTGGGAAAAACAGCTTCCTTGATCGTGCGGAGTATAAGCTGGAAAAGGGGGTAACTGGCTCCACGGGCGGGGCGCTGAGCTTCGGCCATCTGTCTCTGATGTCCCCTTGGAACGCGAACGCTAAGATGATGACCTTCCTGATGTCTCAGGATGGACTTATTGCTCATATCAACCAACCGGTCAAGTTCGCTAAAAAACTCAGGCAGGCCGGGATTTCAGATGATATGGCTCGTCGCATCAAGGCCCAATACGACGAGTTTGGTGAGAAAGTTGGGGGCGACTTGAGGGTTGGTCATTCAGACAAGTGGACCGACCTTGAAGCTGCAGACTTGTTCGAGGCCACCCTTATGCGGGAGGTTGACGGGACTATCATTACTCCCGGCATTATGGACAAGCCCCTCTGGATGTCAACCGAAGCCGGTAAAGTCCTACTGCAGTTCAAATCGTTCGCCTTCGCTGCCACCAACAAACAGTTCATCAGCGGGTTGCAGAATCAGGATGCGATGATTTATCAAGGGATGCTGGCTGCGATCGCCCTTGGTGCCATGACTTGGAGCATTAAGCGCCGCCTCGCTGGTTATGACGATCAGGATATGTCTGAAGCTGAACTCCTGATGCGTGGCATTGAATACAGTGGCGTGATCGGTTTTGGCTCAGAACTTGTTACTATTGGTACTGGTGTGGCCCATAACATGGGTGTGTACAAGGGAGAAGGTAACTTCCGCTGGGCTAAGCAAGGTATGTGGGGGACTCTACTTGGCCCATCTGCTGGCCTTGCGGAAGATATCATGCGGTCTGGTCGTTACTTCTTTAAGGACGAACCAAATGCGGGGGACGTAGAAGCGCTCCGTAGGCTTGCGCCTTATCAAAACCTAGCATACATCCGCTGGTTATTCGACGCTGTTGAACAACAGGAAAAAGATCGCCTTGGAATTAAGGAGTAAATCATGGCGGAAGGTGGAGAAAAGCGAAGCCCTACGGCTCACAGAACCCCTGGACAAATAAAAAGGCACGGGCGGACGTACCAAGCGAAGCCCCAGCAGCGTAAGAACCGCGCCAAAAGGAACTCCGCCCGTGCAAAGCTCATGAAGCAGGGCCGGGTGCGCCGGGGGGACGGCAAGCACGTCGATCATAAGCGCCCCATGAGTAAAGGTGGTGGTAACTCACCTAAAAATCTGCGAGTAATGAGTCAGAGGAAGAATCTCCAGAGGGGGAATCGATCCGGCTGAGAAGCTCCACCAACACGCAGGCGTTGAACTGTGCGTGTGCAGCATGGTGAAGCCCAGATTCCGGGTCATGCGATTCCCCGTTGATCATGGCCGTCACATGCCTCAGCAATGAGTCCATGGTGTCGTCCACGTTATAATTCAACCACCCTCGCTCTCTGGCGGGGGTGTATTTCTCCTCCCCGAACTCGATAACGTCGACCATGGCCTTGAGAGCTTCCGGCATCATCATAGCCTTATGAAGCTTAGGTTTTCCTTGATTCTTACGCATTTCGTAGTATCTCCTCCAGCTGATCAAAATTGATGCTGCCGGTCCATATTATCCCGGAATCCGCCATCCAGTCATTAGGATCGGCGCCGTCTGTGATTCCACGATTCAAGAAGTAGGTGTACTCCCACTTGGTGAGGATAAAACACTTTCCTCCTTCCTTGAGTCTCCGAGTATGCCAAGCTCTTTGTCCGGAACGAACGTGGAGTTTGCCTTTTGGGTTCACTACCTTGAGTTCAATCCATACCTCCGGCCCGTTCCTCATTTGGATGTTTACATCTGGGATTCCAGGTGTGATGGGGCCACTCTCCACTCGGCAGCAATGGCCCATTCTCTTCAAGTTGTACCGGAGTTCGTTCCTCCAGAACAACTGTTCTGGCTTACTAGGCGTCTGTGTACTCCCCGACGAACAACTCGTTTTCGAGTTCGATCATCTTCTTATTGTCACGATCAGGCAGTTGGGAAATCAGATTGGTCCACCTTTTGGCACACCAATGGGCTACCTGCTTGCCGTGCCTGTCTACGTGATACTGTTGAATGAACAAGTACGTCTCCAAGACGTCAGCCAGCTTTACCACCATTTCGGTTGTGGTCTTCGGTAATACTTCATCCTCTATGCTATTTTTAGTGTTACCTGGGGTGTCTCCGTTCATAATTTCATCGGTGTCGTGCGTTAAAGCGGTAAGTAGGATATCCCCCTCTTCACCCCATTCATGTATATAACCCAGCCTCATTGCTATTTCATAAGCGAGGATGGCCACCCTACAGGTGTGATCCGCCAAGGTTTGCTCCTTGGCGGTAGCCACGATGTGCCATCGCTTGACGCTGGAAATCCGCATCAGGTCCTGGATTTTCATTTGAACTCCTTCACGTCGTGGAATGTAGGTCCATACCCCATGAGAGTGAGATCAGAGTTGAAGTAATTGGCTACTTCCTCGATGTTCTCTACCAGACCAGCGAGAGAAGTTGGGTCCATATAATTGCAGAAGTTGAGGAAGAGCTTGTCAGGTCGAGTCATGAACATCGCATCCTCAAGCTGATGGCGGGAGAACGTGAACACTCGTCGCTGCCGCCCGGTCACGGTAGTGAACTCGGGGGCCTGACCAATGTCTGACCAATCGATTTCGTTCTGGTCGGGATAGATGTCGCCGCTGTAACCGCCCGGAGTGTTTCCAACCCGGATCGGGTAGGTGCGGAGAGTGCCCCATATGGTCGCCGGTACACGAGGAAGACCCATATCGGCCATCAGGCGCAGCGGGTCGCAGTCCCGGCTGGTACAGTAAGGCCAGAACCGCCCATTTAGACCAAGAGAATACCCTTGGGAACCCTCAGCCACGACCACCTTGGCACTCGCAACAGCAATCATCCACTCCTCATGGGTGCACACCCTGGCGCATCCGTTCGTTTTCCAATCCACCAATTGGTCGTTGTCTCTGGCGATGGGCGAGTTCTCCTGATTTCGGGCCATCTTCTCGAAGGTCGCCGCCATTGACCCCTGCATAGTAGAGGCAATACAGTTAAGGGTCGAGGCTTCGAAATCCCGATGTTCGTCCTTAAGGATCGTGGCGTTGGGGTGAATCCATACTTTGGTGTGCTGCAAATAACCAAATGATTTTGCCTCCCGAATCTCGTCATTCAACCGATCAAGATTGACGACCGACCCTGGCCCCAAGAGAACCGCGCGGAGGTTGGGGGACACGATCGAATTCGGCAGGCATTTGAAGATCATCTTCTGCCCTTCGGAATCGATATATGTGTGCCCCGCATTCGGCATATTACAGTTCACGACCGTATCAGGTCGGTTTACCTCACCAAGGTACCCGGCGAGGAGTCCCTTCCCGGTGCTGCCGTACTGCATATCAAAGATAAGATCAATCTTCATGTTCTTCGTCCTCTAGATCAATTTCAAGGTGGACCCCCTTGGAGGCCAACTTTTCCAAAAGCTCCGCTTTGGGCGGAACTTTGTACGCGTATATTCTCTTCCCAGCCCTCTTGGGCCGGGTAGAATCGAATCCTAGCTCTCTCAAGCACTTACCAAACACAACATCTGCCGGGGTTCGCATTTTGTTTTCAAGGCACCATTGGCGACAGTGTTGATAAGCATCCGAGGTTGAAATCATTTCGGGCCACCCTTTCGACCCCCCTTGATCATCAATATCCGGTATAAGAATCCCTCCCATCATAAGTTGACCTGAAATCCAGGATAGTACCGGGTCCCCGGCAACATACCTGCCCCTTTGATATTGCAGCGCTTTTGTCACCGGGGCCTTACGAAGGTCATTGGTGACTTCACGCTCCATAAGGTCGTGCATCATTGCCTCAACCCCACCGTTGCTCATTTGGTCGTTGATCTGGGTAAAGTATTCCTTGTCGTTGGCTCTATCGGGTGCGACCTCAAGAACCAACCAGCGTCTTGAGTCGGGACCAGCTGGGATAAACCAATCTTCGTTTGAGGATACAACCAAGTGGGCGCAGTTGTGAAACTGGACTGCATCGACTCCCTTGCGCTCGGAGACGAGATACTTCTCGGTAACCATCCCTTTGAGCTTCCCAGCTGTCTTCTTATTGCCGCCGTAAGTAATTTCGTCCGCAAATACGAATATTGCATCAGCAAGGTGTCCATTGAACCTCCCGATCAAGTGCTCTTCGTCCAACAGGTGCTTGAAATGAGTCCCAAATGGCTGGCCTAAATATTGAGCAAATGTCCCCTTACCGCAACCCTCGATGCCGTGCATCACAAGGGCGCACCCTTTGGGATTGGCCGGGTCTTGGTACAGGTCAGCCATCCAGTCCAGTACCCAATCAAACAGGTCTTCGTCCCCAGAGCAGATTATGTCTTGGATGTGACTTCGAAAAAGACTCCAATCTCCGGGATCGGGCGAAGTGGTGAAGCCCTGCCACATATTATAATAGCCCATGTAGCGCTTAGGTTTGTTGGGGAAGAGTCCCATTCCGCTGGGATAGGTTCGCCTATTCTCATGGGCCAAGAATATATCAGCATAGGTTTTCTTAATGGGTCTTCCATCGGCAGTCACCGCAATCTCAGTTTGATTTTCCAATAGGCTTCTGAAACCATTCTTTTTGAGGATGCGGAATGGGGCCTGAATCCTGGAAAGCTCGGGTGGGACGGCCATTTCCTCCAATACGAATACATCCGACCCCAGCGGGATCACGGCAAAGTGTTTATTCAGCTGCTCCACGATCTGGTCGAGCTTATCCGGGTTAGGAGGCTCAAACTTCAGAGTCTTGGGATCGAAATCCGGGGTATCCTGCTTGGCGTAGTACAGGAGGGTAGCAATTCGCACACCCTTATTCCCGTCATAGCTTTTCCATTTGGCGCGGATAAGCCGTGGGTCGTACATCGGTTTGCCATCCGGCCCGGTCCGTTTATCCCGGCTGCTCCACTCGTCCACCAAAGCCAGGCCTTCGTCGTTCGGGTGCTGAGAGTGAATCGCGGCCATACACCGGAACCAGTCGTCGTGGTCTTTTTCCGGGTTGACGCACTCTAAAACCTTGCGGATTTGACCGACACTGAGCTTTTCTTCCTTATCTTCCTTTCCTACATGCTCATTTCCACGACCTTTGGCCTTGGAAGCTTCACGCACGTCCGATATAAAGTACCGGTGGATGAAGTCCGGTAGGTCCGGGACTTCACCACCTTCGATCCATACGTATTGTTCATCACCAACCATGGAGGGCCAGGCAACCACGTGTCCACGGGGCATATCAGATTCCCCGCCTCGGGTGTCTACTCCATTGGCGATCTTGCTGGTGCTGTTGATGCAGCTGTCCATCCATGTGTAGAATAGATGGAAGCCACCACTGGGGGTGCGTTGAACGGGGCCGATGTATTCGTACCCGGCTGGCGCAATCTTCGCAAATTCCTCGCTACCGTTCTTGCCGCCCTTGTTGTCGATATCAACTATAAAGCAACCATCTTCCCGTCCGGCTGCGATCCCGATGTTCCAGCCCTCGAATTTACCTCCGGGACCGAACCACTTCTTGATGCTCTTGGGATTCTTGGTTGCGTGGTAGTAGTTTACTCCGTGTCGGTCACTCGGGAGAAGCTTCCCGCCGCGCCTGATTGGTACGACATAGAAACCATACTCGGCATACATGGTTGCTGCCGCGAATATCTTCTCGTCCCAGTCCTCAATCGCATCGATTTCGCTGATACGGTATAAGTCGATCGCTGCCATTTATTCACCTTGCAGGGCCTCCCACCAATTGGTGCCCATCCCATTAAAGTCAAGAATCAGTGGAACACGCATCCAGTCCCGCTTTTCAATTGCGGCCTTTACGTCCTTCCACGCCCCCTTCCACGCGTCCTTTTCTATGGACATGCTGTAGCTGTCGTGGGTGTTTAGAAGCATCCGGCCCCGATCACCAATGGCGTCGTCGACAATCATCCAATTCTCTTTGTTAATGTCTGCCGCCGTCGCCTGGATCAGGATTCCTGATGCCTTGTAGGCTTTGCTCTTCAAGTGGTTTGGGAACCGGAGCCTACGTCCGTACTTCGTTTTGATATATCCCCGCTTGAGGGCCTTCTTTTTACACCGCTCGGCCAGGGTCTTCACCCCCTGTACCCTGCGATGGTAATCGTTGATGACCTTCATAGCCTCTGGGCTAGCCTTGCGGTACTTGACTATCTTGCCGTCATCCCCAAGGAACTGATCCGGGAAGGTGGGATACCCAAGCTGCTCGGCAATTGAGCCGTTCCCAGAGTTGAAAATCATTGACAGATTTATCTGCTTGGCGTTGGGTCCGCCGTTGGGCTGAGGGTCCCTTGGGACCCCCATGAGTCCGGCTACCCACCTATGGAAATCAGTGTAAGGGTCCTGCCGGTACGCGTCTGAAATCGTTTGGTTATATGCTGCCACAAGGTGAGCAAATGTCCGGACTTCAAAGGAGTTGAGATCAGCGTCGACCCAAACGTGGCCGGGGTCCGGCAGAAAGCAGGGTTTGACCAGCGCTGCCACTTCCTTGTTTCGGTTAGGGATTTGCTGCATGGCTGGGTCAGTATATGAAAAACGACCTGTCTTGGTACCCCCGGTATCTCGGGCAACTTGGTTGATCGTAGGATAGACCCTTCCATCGATTTCGTGTCCAAGGATATGTCCTCCAAGGAAAGTGTCCGCTGTTCGTATCAGGGACCGGAGCTTGATGATCTGGTCTGCCACAACGTCCTTCTCACGCATCGCCTGCAGGACGTCGTTGTTGATGCTCGGATTTCCCTTCTCTGTGGTGCCGCAGATCAGCCCGTTCCTGAGGACCCAATCTCCATCGGCATTCTGGTGCGGGTCATAATATGCCTTGATCTGCGGGGTGCTGTTCACGTTCATATCCCCGCCAACTTCCTTGCGGAGGATGTTGTATTCCCGGTCAATGATCACGTGAAGCCCTTCGCGGGCTTTCTGTGCCTGCTGGATGTCGACCCGGATGCCCGCCATTTCCTGTTTAAGAACATAGGGCAGGACCCGGTGCTCGAAATCCACGATCTGCTCAATCCCTTGGCGACCGATTTCCTTTTGCTGCCATTCCCAAAGGGCGTAGGTGAGTTCGGTATCCTGAATCGCGTACGGAGCAACAACCTCCGGTGGTGCCCGGTGCAGGTTCGGCATCTGGACGTTCTTGGTGGGCAGACCCCCAAACAGGGCCGCAAGATCGTCGTAAATCTCGCTTAATTTCTCGGCCCCGAGATATTTTCGTCCGAGGAAGTCAAGAGAATGAGAAGGCAAATGCTCGTCAATAAGAGCAGCATTGATTGATGTGTCCTCTACTTGGTTGATTGGGATGTACACCCCCTTGGAGTGCAGCATCTTGATGTCGAAGGTGGCGTTGAACAGAATCCACGTCCCTTTGAATTTGCGGGCCTGATCCTGCAACCAAAGGAGAGCGTCGGGGCGCTCGCGAATATCGTAATACTCGGACCATCCCGGCACCGTCACGCTGAACCCAAACATTTCGTCCTTGGGCCAGCGCAACCCGGTGGTTTCGGTATCGATAGCCACTGCATGATAGCGCGTCAGGTCGATCAAAACGGGATATCCCCGTCATCGAAGTTATCATCCTGCTGATCGTTCTGCAGGGCCGGGCTATCCTTGGGAGTGAATGCCAAAGAGAGGAACTGTTGCCCGGTGCGCTTGGCCTTCTTCAACCAGCCTGATACCCAAAAGGGCGTGACGGCCCCGCACTCGGGGCACATGATGTCTGCCTGCCCTTGACGATCCGGGTGGCGCTCGGTCTTTTTCCGGTCGTTCTTGAACATGGCACCGGAATTGGTGTTGTCGTACTCGCTCATATCACTGTTGCTCCCGCCTCCCTGATTTTCTCAATCATTTCGTCCACCGAGTGCTTGGTGTGAATGATTTCCTTATCCATAGTGTATACGTTGGCATACCCTCCATTATTAGGAATTATGGAACGAATCTGAGATAGGGATAGGTATTCTACCACTTCTCTAGTTTTCGAGAAGACCCTTTTTTCGTAGCCCGTCGAGCCATTTTCCATAGGGCCGTACCCGGCAACTTCTTTCGTAATTTCAATGAAAGTGCTCATACATTACTCCGGACTGATTATCTTGACTCCAAGCTCGTTGGCCAACTTATGAAGTTGCTTAAGCTTCTTGGCCTCCCAAGAATTCTGGTCGAGCTTCTGACGACGCTTGTCTTGGAAATCCGGCTTATTACCGAAAATTTGGATAAGACGATCGCACTCTGATTTGTTAAGACAGTGGAATGCTCCTCTTCGGGTGCACATATGGGCAGCTTCAAGAAGCTCTAGACCAGCATTCATAAGGCTATGAAAATCAGGGTGAGAAGGAACTGCATCTGCCATTTTTCTATCCTCGTAAGTTAAAAGATGCGGGCCTTCCACCCGCTCGCTGGTATCCTGTAGTTTGAGCCAATGTTTTAGGTGGCCAACCCTTTCCCTCATCAACGCGGCTCGATCGATTCCGAAAACGCGGGACCTCGTTGAGAGACACTACAGTATTGCAATACAAGACCAGTGCTGTATTTTCCAAAGACCCGCCCTCCCCCGTCAGGTGTCGGGCGGGGAGTACCATGGGCCACTACCCGCATATCCTAGAACTCGTCGTTGTCGTCGTCTTCCTGAGGTTCTGCGGGTGCAGTGCCCTCGGGATCACGCTTGACGTCCATCGCCCCGGTGCGGACCGCATCGTACATCTTCTCAGCGGTCTTGAACAGAGCTTCGGTGACAAAACCAAGCTGGGAGACTTTGAAGTTGTAGTACTCCTGCCCCTGCTTGTTCTTGTCGTCGACAACTTCGAGCTTGTACACCCGCTCCCAACGGTCGCCGCCATTGGCGGTGATCATGGTGTTCCACTTCCGGGACACCTTCATCTGGGACTTGGACATGGAGATAACCGCCTGCTCCACGTGCGGGTTGTCAACCGGGGAGGCCGGATCAAAGATCAGGACGAAGTGCTGGGCCGTATCCACGACCTCACAATCTTCTGCGTCCTCCAGTGCCGACAGGGCCTCGTTGGCTTCATCAGCGGAGTGGTAAGCTCCCATGAATCCGCCACCAACGTCGAGGCTCTTCCAGATCACCCATTCCTTGCGGAACAGGACCGGGACAACCATGACGTCGTTGCCGTACAGTTCGCCCGTCGCCGTGTTGAACATCATCTTCGGCTCAGCGCCTTCGATGTATTCCGGCTTGGACTTCTTGTGCTGCGGCGAGAGGTCCTGAATGATGGAGATTCGAGGAATGGTCATATCATCCGCAGACACACCCTCGTTACCCCGGTTGCTGTCACCCATCCAAGACGGGCGTTCCATCGGCAGGTCGTTACCTACCGTCGCTACTGCTTTCTTCGTTGCCATGGTTCTAGTTCCTTCAGTTCACATTACGATTTCACGAGCGTCACACGGGTGTATGGCTCGTAGTTCACGATTTCGTCCGGGGGTACCGGGCGACCTCCATCCCTGCATTCCTTAACAAAGGCCTTCAGGGTTGAAGGATTGACGACCTCCGTGATAAGGTCCTCAAATCCGTTGTCTTGGAGCCACTGGAACAGTGCTTCCTTCTGTCCCTCTCTGGTGGAACAGCGAGCTTGTTCACTGGCCTGGAATCTGCCGACTCCCTCTAAAGTGATGTTCTTGAACCCATCTTCTGCCATGCGATCCGGGAGAACTTGGGTCGTTAGAACTTCATACCTTTTCCACAGATCAGCGTGAAGCTTCTTAGCTTCGTCCATAGACTCTCTCAGGTATTTGAACTCTTGGGCCAGATCCCCGTAGTTCATAGACCCAAGGGTGTCTTCATAATCTTTAAGATCAGTATTCACGTCTACCTCCTCTATCAGGGACGTCCGTCCAGTATACCACTAAGGCAGGGCCTCGTCAAGACTTATTGCCATATCCGGCGCGAGGTTTCTCTCGACCATGGATGCCACGTCCTGCTTGGCCCCGATCGCCTTCAAGATGATCTGGTCGTAGTGGTGATTTGCTTCAATGTCGATGTAGGTCACCGACTCGGTTTGCCCTTTCCGGTGGGCACGATCCTCGGATTGCTTCCGGTCCTCAAACGAGAAGCTATTCGAGTAATAGATCACCAATGTCGCAGCAGTCCAGGTTTGTCCCATCCCTCCCAATTGGGGACTCGAAATCATGAACCTCGCGTTCCCATGCATGAACCGCTTCACGGCGTCCTTTCTGGAGTCCTCGTCGTCTTCCCCCGTAAAGCTTGCTATCGCTTCCTCTCCGAACTGTGTCGAAATCGAGCTCTTGATTAGCCGGGATTCCGGTTTGAATCGGGTCCATATTATCACCTTGGTGTCGTCACCTATCTCGTCGAGAATTTCCAAGAGAGCGTCTAGTTTGGGGTTCTTTCCCTCAAGGGGCTTGATATCGTAGCCACCGTTCTCTAGGTTGAACGGGAAGTGGCCCCCGATGATCTGCTGGAATCTGGTCAGGCGTTCAAGGATAGTCTCAGCCATGAGCATTTCGCCGCCGTGTTCTACCTCAAACGATTGTTTAAGTTCGTCGATCAGGTGCAGTTGTTCGTCGGTCGGCTCAACCACCACCCTCTGGTACACCTTGGGCGGCAGGTCAAGCACGTCCTCTTTTTTCACAATATCTGAATATGGCCGCACCCGGTCGAATAGGTCGTCAAGCCTCACGTACCCTGTAATTTTGGGCACCGTGATCTGCCTGAGTTTACCATTGATAACCTTCTCACCAATTTTGATTTTTCTGGTGATACAGTACCGTCGCCTGAATATTACAAAGCTGTTGGTGCCAAGGATTCCGGGGTTTAGGAACTGAAATTGGCCGAACAGGTCTTCCACGCCTTGGGTGATGGGTGTCCCGGTTAGGATAAGCCGGTAGACGCAGTGATCGGCAATCGTGATAGCGCGCTTTGTTCGATTTGCCTTGTGGTTCTTGAGCCTGGAACTTTCGTCCGCGACCACCATGGTCGTATTTAGTGCCGCGAATTCCTTGGCGACCTCTGACGCTTTTCCTTGAGACAGGGCTTCAATTCCCACCACCAAGACTTTGAGCGCGTCGAGTTTCTCCTTGGCGAACGCCTTGGCTTGCTTCTGTGGCTCTCGGCCTGCGACTAGGACCTGGACCTTATAATCAACCGGGCTCCATTTTTCAAGTTCTGATTCCCAGACGAGTTTGATCGGGGTGGGGCATATGATCAGAAGGGAGTCGATTTTGCCTTGCTTGTACCTGCCCGCCGCAAGGTTGATAGCGGTATAGGTTTTGCCGGTGCCCATTTCCCAAAAGAGGGCAAAGTCTTTTTTCTTCCACGCCTTCTTGAGAGCACGGCGCTGATGCTCCATCGGTGGAGCTTTGTACGGAAATCCCATATCTAACTTCCTCTGTAAAAGTGCCCCGTTGTGACCACAGGTGGGGCGATCCTGCCAGAGGGCGGTTGCCGGGCGGCAAGCGCTGGTCGGGTTGACCTCTTAGGCGGCTTTTGCCTTGGACTTGGCCTGCTTTTCCTTGGCCTTTGCAGCTGCCGCCGCTTCTTTCTCCTTCTTCGCAGCCGCCGCAGCCTTTTCACGCTGGGCGACGGCATCGCGAATGCCAGAGGAAGCGGACTTGATGAACTTGTCACCGGAGCCTTCCTTCTCCTTGTTCATCTTGTTGACAACACCACGAATCCGGTTGCCCAGGTTCATGCGTTGTTGACCGGCATTCAGGTGGCCGTACTTGGCCTGCAGGTCCTTGGCGGGGGTTTCGGTGATCTCGGCTGCGAGGCTGTAGACCTCATCCAGGTTTGCACCCTGCAGCGCCGTTGCGACCGAATCGCCGTTGTTGTGCGACACTGCGCCGGACGCGGCTTTCGCCTTCTGGTAACCAGAAATATCCGGGCGGATCGTCGTCTTTGCTTCTTCCGTCATGATTGTCCATCTCCTGAGATGTTGTTTGAAGTCTAGGCTATATGCCCAGACGGTCAGTATAGCACCCTCTCGGGTGCCAGTCAAGGTCTATTTAGACCTGTCCTCCTCCTCCTCCAAGTCCCGATTTAGCTCGCGCTGCAACTGATCAATCTGATGCACGTATCCGGTGGGCGAAAGAATCTTGACGATGAAAAAGAGCAGCCTTATTGCTGCTTTCTGTCTGCCTGTCAGTTTTTCACTCATGGCTCTCCTCCACTGCGGCGAGGGCTGCGCGGGTTTCGTCGATTGATTCAGTAACTACTGAAATGCATCGGTCTGTGGGGTCTACTTGCCACCAGTTCCACCCATCAATAATGTCGGTCGCGTGGCCTTTCAGCACATCCCGCTCTGCCGTCACTGCGGCGAGCTGTCTCTCGTAGTGGTAGGCGTCCGCGCTGTAACGCTCTCCCTCCTCCCGCAGCCGCTCGCTCTCTGCCGTCACTGCGGCGAGCTGGGATTCGAGGTCTTCGATGTGAGCAAGTAAACGAACCTCCTCCGCGTATGCGGGGTCTCCGATTTTGTCGTAAGCGTCGTCACTCATCTACTTTTCCTCCTCTGCGGCGAGGGCTGCCCACTCGTCATAGCCCTGCTCGGTGTTTGTCCCTAGCTGGTTCCACCACCAGCAGAAAAACGCAACACAATCTTTCTTGCGCGACGTTTTCAGCGCATCCAGCTCTACCTTGAGCGCCTTGTTCTCCGCTACCAGATCGCTGTAGCGCCTGATTTTCAGTTTGCGCCCGTTGTTCATACCTCGTGTCATTTAAGACTCCTTATACTATGAACATAGCGCCAAAGAACGTGATAGCGCATGCGATTAAAAACAGGCGGAACAACCAATGGATAAAGCCTGCTACGTCTGTATCCGTGATTCTGCGATCGTGTACCATGTCAATCTCCCATTGACCAGAGTGTGAGAATCCAGAGGCCAATTATGACCACTAGGATGACGAATTTAGTCTCGTCCATAAGGAACCACCCTTACCATTTCTACCACGTCGAGGTTTATGTTAATTACCACTTTCCTGCCAGTAGTGTCTTCCTCAATATAAAAAGGCCGGAGGAAGTTCTCTTTTAAAGGCAGATCATTTGGGCTAAATCTGCCGTCTAGTTCCAGGACGGACCGACTCTGGTCTTTATAATAAACCATGAGCGTTACCGGTGGTCCGAATTCTTTTTCATACTCCTTGGTGTGCATTTTCATCGCCTCCTCGACGGATGAATCTGGGCCGAAAAATCTAATCATTGAACTGGAACTTGGCTTTGATTTCACCATCCGACATCACCCTCCAAGTGTCGGGACCATGGGCCACTAACCAATCCCCAACATAGGCATCCGCTGATCCGAATGAATACTCAACCGGCTGCTTAACGCTGAAAATCGGGTATCCGTCTTTATGGTGAAACAGTGTACCTTTTCCAGCCAAGTCAAGTTGCTCCATGACCTCTACGTTAGCAAGGTATACCACCTTGATTTTTACTGGCCTTTCAGTTAGTTCCATGTACAGGTGATCTATATCGTTACTCATTTCATATACCTCTCGTGGCCTCTCCGTGGCCCCCGGAGACACGCTCGCGGGGGCGGTGCATATATACCGGGTCAGTGCGTCGCGTGGCTCCCGTGGGCGCGGGTGCGGTCCGGGACATACGACCAGATATCGTCGAGGGTCCGGCACGTCTGGAGGCGGTGGTCGACACCAAAAATCCATACCTCGTCCACCAGATTCATGGACGCCAGACTCTCGGCGCGCCTGATAGCGCTTCCTACCCTGCGAAAACGATTCGTTTCGATTTCGTCCCGGCAATTGTCCTCGTAGGTCGTGACACACCACCAACTGCCAAGATGCCAAACATCCGCGCGCCTGGACCTGAGCTTCGATTTAACCATCACCACGCCTCCTTGATTGTGGTGTACCAGTGGTCGAGGTCTTCCTTTACTTCGTCGTCCAGCTGTCCGCGCACGAAATCGTAGACGTTAAGCCAAACGTCCATGTTGGGTCGCCCATCCAAGATGCCGGGCGAGAAACCGAAGACCATGGCTGCGATGCTGTAATCATCAAGCTCGTCGCCAAAGTCTTCCTTGGCGTTTTCGATCCGGTGCTGACTGGGTTTGTCGATGAACTCCTCAATCCGCTGATCAAGTGACTTCTTCCGATTGGAGCTAGACTGGATTTGCTCCGGCGGGGGCGTAGTTTGCGTGACCGAACGAGCGTTCGGCCTGTCGGCACCAGAGGGCTGGGGAGCAGAGGTTGGTTTGGCCTTGGCGGATTTCACATCCTCCTTGGTGATGACTTCACCCTCGGCCACTTTGGATTTCACCTCGGATTTCACATCCTCTGGTGCAGAAATCAGCTCGCGAGCAGTAGACCAGCCCATAGCCTCCACCAAGGAGGGCGCGTCCTTAAACTCGCGGGCCATAGCCATGTATGCCGTGCAAGTCCTGGGGGCGAGGTTCGGCAGGACCGACTTGCGCCACTTCCCGAATTCTTGATCCCCGGCGAAGATTTCGCGGGCCTCGTTTAGGTGCTCACCAATGTAGAGGCGAGCGCGGGCCACTGAAATCACAGTCTCGTCGATCTTACCAGCGATCTTCTGCTGGATTTCGTCCAGCCTCTGCAGGTTCTCAGCCGAAATGCCGGAGTGCCACTTACCCTTGGACGCCTCCATGGGCTGCAAGGATCCAAACTTCTGCTCGTATTCGTCACGACCCATGATAGCGCGACCTGTCTTCTGGTTACCCATTGTTGGGATCTCCGTCTAAGTTGGTGGTCATGATTACAAACATCGGCATATGATGCCAACCGGGATGGGTCGGGGCGTAAACCGATACGGCAGGCGTCACCCGTGAAAGCTCATACCTGAACGCGTCCTTGGGGACCTGGAGCTTCTTCTCCAAGGAAACTATCTTGGACTCGATGACCTGAAACGCCTTGTCAATCTCGCCAGTGGTGCCACCAAAGGTGGACGGGAGGAAATAACAATCGCCGTTGAAGCGAGTGGAATCGACCATGACCCGAGTCAGAATCTCAACTTCGGGCATGGGGTAAGGATACTGCTCAGTCCTCATAACTGCGGTCCTCTGGGTTGTCGTTCTCGTAAATCCAGTCGACTAGAGCCTCAATCTGGGACTCGGCCAACCGGGGCAAAATGTCCTCGCCTCGTTCGACGCCTTGCGCCTCTACCAAGGAAAGAACGTGGATGATTTCCGCTTCTGCCGGGTCGCCGGGACACTCGTAAGTGCCCGGTGCGGCGGGGTAATACTTGTACTGGACCTCGACATCCATACCAAGGACATCGGTGATACAGCTGTAAAGCGAGCGGGATGAATTGTACATGATAGCGCGCCTCCTACGCTCCATCTGAGACACCAGTATAGCACATCGGGTGCCTGGTGCCAAGTATCGTTACACGGTCTGGACTGGACCCAGACCTGGAAACCAAGCCCGGACCACCAAAGGGCGCGTCGTGCGGGGGCTGGTCTGACCTGTCTGGGGTGTCTGTATCTCTTAGACTTTTTTTAGGGTATAGGGGGAGGGGAGGGGAGTAAAAAAGAAGACTCCCCCCCCTCGGAGATATATATCTGACCGAGTCGGAGAGAACCCAGACCCCAGACACCCTAGACCCGGCCCCCTCCTTGCGCCCCTATTGGGGCACCTCCCAATCACCCCGCTTGATGGCCGCCCGGATCCGGTTTCCGGCGTTCATCCTCCGCGCCCCGAGATTCAGTTTCTGGTATTTGGCGGCATGGAACCCAGGCACCTCCTCCAGCACCTCGTCCGCCAGTTTGCAGACCTCCTCCCAGGATTTGCCTTCGAGGTACTGCGCGAGGTCGTCTCCGTTGCTCATGGACCGGGAACCGTCAGGCCCAACGCTCTTGGTGTAACCTACGCGGTACTTCTTCAGCTGTTCGGACATCTTGACTTTGCCCGCCTTGGTGAGGTCCTTGGCACGAAACTTGCATTCGCCTTCCTCCTCTCCGAGGTCCACGATAAACCAGCCGCGCTTGTAGTCCAGGATTTCGCCCTCGCCCTTGGGGGTAGAAACACGGTCGCCAGTGTTGAATGCTTGCTTGCTCATGGTCGTATCCTCCGATTTGACCCGGACCGGGGACCATCCCCGATCCATAAAAAAAGTATAGCATATGAAGGCCCGGCGGTCAAGCGACTTACACTATCTCGCTTAGATCATCTTTTCATAAAGAGCAGTCTGTCTATAACCGGGAGTTTAGTGCTCGTCGATGTAACCTCCAGGGGCGTTTCACGTGAAACACGAGCCTGGCCGGGGCCGGGAGTCTTTGGTCAACGCAATGATAGCGCGCCTCTGGCGCAGCCTATTGGAGGACGATCTTATAAACACGTGACTTGTCACAGCTTTTACGATTTTGATTTTTTAGCATGAATTTGGGGCGGGGGCCTTTCGGCCTCCCGCCCCGCTCGGTTAGTCGTCGTCTCGGGTGAAACGTTCGTATGTGGCCAACAGTAAAACCGTCAGCCCCAGTGCCAAGACTCCCATCAGAGGTCCATGTCCAGTTCGTTCAGGATGTCGATCATCGTTACTCCGCCCATTGTTCGTCCTCCTCTGCGGTCATTCTAAACGGCTCCAGTGTGACGTTCTCCAGTAGCCATTCGTGCTGCTCTTCGTCGATCCAGTCTTGCTCCAGCATGTCCTCCAGCATCCGTTGGTAAACTTCGAACAGTCCGTCGCATTCCGAGGCCCATTCGCTCAGTGCGGTCAGTGCCTCTTGGTGCTTGTTGTTGCGTGCTTCGTGCTTGTGATAGCGCATCTTTTTGCTCCTTGCCTTTCGGCTCTTGGGTTTTGGGGGCCTTCCGGCCCCCGTTCGGTGGTTACCTCGCCTTGCGTTGTGCGTGTTCTGTGGCTTCTTGTGCGGCCTGGTCCGCGTCTTCGGCTCTTCTCGTTGCTTCCTCCCCCCGGTTGTAGGCGTGTCGGGTTGCCTCGTCCGCTGCCTCGTACTCCGTGCCTGTCTCGCTTTGTGCGCTGGCGCAGAGTGCGTACGCTGCGTTCATCGCGCGTTCGGCTTGTTCTCTTGCTTGCCTCGCTTCTTTTCGTGCCTCCCTGGCTGCTGCCGCTGCTTCCTTGTGGTCGTTGCGCTGCGCTGCTGCTGCGCTGGCGTCTGCTGCCTCTTGTGCCCGTTTCGCGTGCTCTTGGGCTTTGGCTGCTGCGTCTTTGCTTCGTGCTTCGTGCTTTGCGGTCATTTTGTGCTCCTTGCCTCTTGGGCTTGGTGGTTTGGGTTTTGGGGCGCTGCTCTGTGTGGCTCGCGCCGCCGCCCCCTCCCGCCGCGGGTTCCGGGTTCCGTCCAGGGCCGCTTGCGGCCGCGCTTGCGCGGCGGTTCTCGGCGCGCCGTTCCTCCGTTTCGCTCTCCCGTTGCTCTGATAGCGCGGGCGTCTCCGCCCTCGTCTCTTGGGTTGGGCGGCGCGTCGGGGTTCGCCCTGGGCGGGTTCCGGGTTCCGTGGTCCCCTGGGGCTTGCGCGCGCGTGCCCTCCCCTCTCCTTGTGTTCCCGGCGTTGGTTGGGTCCTCCTCGGCCCGTTCGGTGGCTCCTGGGGGGTGGGGGTGCCCCCGCGCTTTTCGGGTCCTCCCGGCGTTGGTCGTCCCCCAGTCTCACGCCGCGCGTTATATTTCGAGCTTCGCGAAACTTACACAGGGTCCTCGGCTGGGTCCTCCGTTCTGGGTCCTCCGTTCTGGGTCCTCCGGTGCTGGGAAAGGGGTCCTCGGCTGGGTCCTCTTTGGTGTGTGCTCGCGCGTACGCGTGTGGGAAACAGGGGTTGTGCTGTTTTCTTTGGTGTGGTACGATATGGTATGGGCGCTTCCTCAAAAATCCGAGACTTGATGATCGAAGAATTTGGATTCGAGGCTAAGGAGCGTGAGCTTGACAGAGAGTTGATGAGGGCTTATCGTGCAGAGCAACGCCGTATCACCGCCGAGCGATGGCTTGAAAGAGCTAATCGAGAGGAATCGGGAGAACAACTGGCCTGATGTTGAGCATAAGGACAAGCTCTTGGCAAGTGAGTTTTCCGTCGCTGGGAGCCTCAAGGATGCTGCGGCGGCGGTGGGTATTAAACCTGCTACTGCTTCTCGTCGTCTGCGCAACCCTTTGGTGGCTGCGTATCTCGACGATATTCTCGCTGAGATTCGTAAGGACTCGATCCTAACCCGCCCTTTTATCGAGCTACAGATGCTGGAGACATTGGAGCAGGCGAATGGAGACGTTGACGTACATATGGTTGACCGTGAAGGAAATAGCTTTGTGGGTCGCAAAACTGATCTCCAAGCAAAAATCGCGGTTCTTAAAGAAATGCGAGGACTGGCCGGGCTTGATAAAGGCGGAGGTTCTCCTGATGGTTCTGGTGTCCATGTGCATTTTGATCTTAGGAATTTTGGGGTGAGAGAGGAAAAAGAAGTCAAGGGGCGGGTAGTCGATGCCTCAGATTAGTCTACCTCACGAGTGGGAGGCTAGGGAATATCAATTTCCCCTGATGACCCATATGTTGAAGAATGGGTCGATGGACAAGAAGCGGGCCAATTGTGTATGGCACCGCCGTGCCGGGAAGGATTCATGCTCTCTACAGATTGCGGCTGTGGGGACACAAATGCGGGTGGGTACATATTGGCACATGCTACCTACTCTCCAGCAGGGTCGCCGTGTTGTATGGGAGGCCCGCGATAAGTTGGGCCGTAGGATGATTGATCAGGCTTTCCCTAAGGAAATTCGAGCCGGTCGTCCCAACGAGTCCAACATGAAGATCGAGCTTGCAAATGGATCAGTGTGGCAAGTCGTTGGTTCGGATAACTTTGATAGTCTCGTCGGGTCCAACCCTGTCGGGATCGTGTTCTCAGAGTATTCAATTGCTGACCCACTTGCCTGGGAATATTTCCGTCCAATCTTACGTGAGAACGATGGTTGGGCCGTATTCATATATACGCCACGTGGAAAGACTCACGGATACACCCAATACCGTGTAGCGGAAGAGGCTTCTCAGACCAACCCCAATTGGTTTTCGAGCCTCCTGACCGTTGAAGATACCCAGATTCTGAGCCGGGAAGACGTCGAGGAAGAGATCTCCCTGGGGATGTCCCGAGAGAAGGCGATGCAGGAGTTTTACTGCAGCTTCGATGTGGGTATGGAGGGTGCGTTTTACACCGAGGAACTCAACTACGCGGAGAAGTCCGGCAACATTGGTGACTATCCTTGGGACCCCAACAAACCCGTTGACACATGGTGGGATATTGGTTACCGGGACAACACCAGCGTCATATTTACCCAAGACCACCCCTCTGGCGTCCCGATAATCATAGACCATATTTCTCACCGCAACAAGGGCCTACCGGACTGGGCCAAGATAGTGTTACAACAACCCTACGCGTACCGATCGCACAACGGCCCGCACGACATTGGAACTACGGAGTGGGGTTCCGCCGCGACCCGATTGGAAATGGCGCGGGAACTCGGCCTTCATTTTGATGTCGTGGAAAAGATTTCAGTGCAGGATGGCATTGATTCGGCACGTTCTCTGATCCGCAAGGCCAAATGGGACCGGGAGAAAACCCAAACTCTACGCGATAACCTGGCTTACTACCACCGCGAGTGGGACTCTACCCGCAATATCTTCAAAGATAAACCCAATCATGACCATTCCTCGCACGATGCGGATGCATTCAGGACGCTCGCGGTGGGGTATTCAGAAACCAAATACGGATCCATCTTAGTACCGGATGAAGGTGGAAGGTATCGTCCAAATATCCGGGTAAAGCGAGCGCACACTCCGAGGAGATTAAGCCGTGGAATGTAAACTATTGAAAAAACATCTGGAGACGCTCGAAAGTAATCGGAGCGCTCTTGAATACACTTGGGACCTCATCAAGACCTACGTCACCCCGTTTCGAGGTTCCTTCTACCAAGACGTGAGTAACGAGAACTCCGTAGACTGGCGTCGAAACCGCCAAGTGTTTGACGCGACGGCCATTCAGGCCAACAACACCCTTGCTGCGAGCCTTCATGGGGCCATTACGAACCCCTCTCATCAGTGGTTTGATCTTAGGTTCCGCGCGGATCAACTCCAAGATGACAAAGAAGCCGCCCAATGGCTCCGGGACTGTTCACGAGTTACTTTCGAAACTATCCGAGATTCTAACTTTAATCTCGAAGGAAACGAAGCATACCTGGATCTTACCTCGATGGGCACCGCCTTCCTTTCTAAGGAAATCGAAGAAACCAACGGAGACTTCGAGGACTTTATTTTCAAAGCCATCCCCATTTCCGAAGCATATTTCGACGAGGATTCACGGGGTCGGGTACACCGTTTCTTCCGTAAGATGAAGTGGACGCCTACTCAGATTTACCAGAAATTCGGTGAGAAGACTCCCGAGAACATTCGCAAGATGCATGAGGAGGGCACAAGCAAGGACAAAATTAATATTGTGTTTGCCGTGTATCACCGAGATAATGGGGCTACCGCCTATAGGACCTCTGCGCCCCAGAACCGCCCCATCGGTGCTAAATACTTCCTGTTCGAAACCGGCGAGCAGCTGGGAGAAGAAACCGGATACTACAGTATGCCGGTCTTCGCGATGCGCTGGAGGTCCACAACGGACTCTATGTGGGGCAACTCGCCCGCCATGCATGCGCTCCCGGACATTCTGACCCTCAACGAGCTGGTCGAGCTTATCCTCAACTCTTTGGAAAAAGTCGTCGACCCTGCGATTAAAGTCACGGAACGCGCTTTGCTTACCGACCTCGACCTCGGGGCTGCAGGGATTAACGTCCTGCGAAACATCGATGATATGGAGGCGTTTGAATCTCGCGCCCGGTTCGAAGTCGCGGAACTTAACCGCGATCAGCTACAGCGCTCGATTCGAAACATTTTTTACGTGGACCAGCTGGAACTCAAGGAGTCTCCGGCCATGACTGCAACGGAGGTTCAGGTACGTTATGAACTCATGCAGCGCCTTCTCGGTCCTACCCTTGGTAGGCTTGAGTCTGATTTCCTGGACCCTCTCGTTTCTTCTACTTTCGCAGATCTTTACCGCTACAAGAAGATTCCGCAAGCCCCCGACTCTATACTTCAAGGTGGTGACCCATCTTTTGTCATTGAGTATACTAGTCCTATGGCCCGCGCTCAGCGTCTGGACGACGCTACAAACCTGCAGCGGTTCCTAGGTTCTGTCGCCGAGCTTGGGAATATTAATCCCGAGGCTATGACGAAGGTAGACTGGGACAAGGCTGTGGAACTCCTCGCCCAATACCATGGAGCCGAACCTCAGATACTCAAGTCTGATGCTGCCGTGAAACGCGAGCGCCGGAAGATGCAGGAAATGGCGGAGCGCCAGCAAGATGCGCAGGCCATGGAAACTGAATCCAAGGCTATCAAGAATCTGGAGGCCGTACGATGAATCGACACCTTCGGAGCAAGGACCAGATAGATCAGTTTAAAGAGCGTCTTCGGAAACTAGCTGGTTCGTACCGGACTGTATTTAACAGTCACGACGGCAAGCTGGTACTGGAGCATCTGGTCGAAATATTTGACCATGATGACCTAATAGGGCAGGACCCCTATAAAACCGCACAGAACATCGGTAAACGAGACGTAGTGCGGCACATTCAGCGTATGATGGACTACACGGAGCAACAAGATGGATGACGAACATAACCAGGATCCGGGAACTGGCGAAGAAACTGGACAGGGAGCAGGAGAGGGAGGCACGTCCCAAGATTGGCGGAACTCGCTACCTGAACCCCTTCGCGAGGCACCGTTTATTAAAGCTGCCGACGACCCTGAGAAGGCCCTCCAAGAGATTCAAAACGCCGCGTCGTACATGGGTAATGCGCTCAGGATTCCGGGGGAAGACGCGTCCGAAGAAGATCGTTCTGCTTTCTATGAGAAACTTCAAGAGAAAGTTCCGGGTCTTATGCCGAAGCCGAGCGACGACAACTTAGAGGAACTATACAAGTTCCTCCGCCCTGAGTCGCCCGATCAATATTCCTTTGACGCCCCGGAGGGCCGGGAGGTACCAGAAGACTTCGAGGCTTTTTCGAAGATCGCGCATAAACACGGCCTCTCAAAGGATCAGTTCAAGGGCATCTTGAATGACCTTCTCGGTCCCCAATGGGAACAGCAAGACCAACTCAGTGCCGAACAGGCCGAGGCCATGAAATCCCTTGGGAAGGAATGGGGTGCTGCTTATGAACAGAACCTCACGACAGTTAAGAACTTCCTGCGCCTCACTGATGCGCCGGAGGGAATTGTCGAACTTTTGTCTCAAGGAGCAATGTCCCCCGAAGAAATCAAATGGATCCATTCCGTCGCAAAATCAACCAAATCCGAGGCAGAAATTGCTAACCAAGGGAACGGAGATAACCCGGCGATGATTTCTCCGGACGAGGCCCAGGCCCGAATCTCGGAAATCATGAACAATCCCGAGCATGCTTATTGGAACGCAGCTGATCCGGGCCATGCGCGGGCGGTTAAGAAGGTGGTCGAACTACATAAGTTTAAAGCCGGGGACCGGTCCGCTGACCCGTCACTTATATAGGGTTGACACGGGTCCACGGGTGTGCTATACTGGAATTTTTAGGGGGCCATCGCCCCCGCTCACCTGGATTGCCCGTGAGGGTCCCATGAAAAGGTAGGCGAAGATAGCAAAGGGGTCCGTCGAAGACTACGGGTTGCCTAGTAGCGATTAATTGACAACTTTTCGTTATTGGGAGGTCCGAAATGTCGGCCACTATTGACAATGCGTTTATTCAGACGTACGAATCTACCGTACGTCACCTTGCCCAGCAGGGCATGTCTCGCCTTCGCCCTCATGTTATGGAGAAATCCGTACGATCCGAGGGCCACAACTGGGATCTCGCGTCCGCTACTGCCGCTGCCAAGAAAACCACTCGGAAGACGGCCACCCCGGACGATGAAACGGCGTTCAGCCGTCGGAAGTCCATCCCGGTTACCTACCACACCGGTGATGTAACCGAGCAGGAAGATATCGTCCAGCTTCTGATCGACCCGAACAGCACGTTTGCCCGTGCCCAGGGTATGGCCATGAAGCGCGCCTTCGATGACGAAATCATCGCGGCTGCGGTCGGTGCTTCCCGCGATGGCGCAGGCAACTCTGTTACCTTTAACACCGACCAGAACATCGGTGACGGTTCTGCGGAACTCAACTTCGATATCGTGACGGAAGTGAGCGAGAAGTTCATGACCAGCGACATCGACCCCGATGAACCGAAAGTCATGGTCATTGGCCCGAAGCAGGCCCGGAAGCTCCTCCAGCTGACCGAGGCTACCAGCGGCGATTACAACGCCGTTCGTCCTCTGGCTTCCAAGGGTTATGTGGAATCCTGGATGGGCTATACCTGGCTCGTTTCCACGCGCCTGCAGGCACCTGACACTGACGAGATTTACTGCTTTGCTATGACGAAGCGGGCACTCGGCATGCAGGTGAACCGGGACATCACCGTGAAGATCAGTGAAGACCCGACCATCAGCTTCGCATGGCGCATCTACACCTACGCCACTTTTGGCGCGGTTCGGATCGAAGACGAGCACCTTGTGCGGGTCCATCTCGCTGATACGGTAACGTAAGGCGGGCTCCTAGGGGGGACTTCGGTCCCCCCTGTTTTTAATGGAGGTAGCCAATGGCTAACCAAGAACTACACATCAACAAAAAGCCTGGAGTCAATTTCGAGGACCGTAACCGGATCAACGAAATGTGTGCTGCGGGTTACTCTGTTGACGAGATTTCGGACCAGCTTCTGATTGAAGCTTCTGTCGTAGAGAAATTCGGTGACTTCTCGGCACCGGATACGGAAGAAGTCACTGACGAGGTTCCTGACCCCGTTGAAGACGATTCCGAGGAAGACCCCGAGGAATAAATGCCGGAAGTAGCCATGGAGGTGAAGGATGGCAATTGCAGCAGGGACGTATATACGTCTCGGGGCTTCTAAGCCCAAAAAGACAGCCACTGTAAACACGGGTAGTATTACCGTGGCAGCCGGTGAAATGGCTATACAGATCGGCTCCGCCGTCAGTACGGGTAATACCCAGCAACTGGTCGGTACTCTCCACTTGCTCTACCGGTACGCGAAGAACGAGTTCCTTCGCGGTTCGTCTGGTGCCACAACCGCCGTTATCTCTGCGCCCCCCGGTGCCGGGTACTGGGGTATTGTGGAAACGGGCCATACGAACAGTGCAGTATCCCTGCACATTACGGACGAGATTTTTGGCACACAAAAGTCTCACTTCATGGACCGCACCTTCAAGCGGCTCATTGAACTTTTGCTCGAAAACGCCAAGTAAGGGAGGTACCCCATGGCACGTGCAGCAACTATCGTACAGGCGGATGGCAACCAAATCCGCGGGGCAATGATCAAGTTCGATATGGACGGTAACCTTACCGTACCGGACAACTGGGACATTGGTGTAACTGCGGTAACGACCGACGAGGGCGGTACTGACGTTGATGCGTCTGCCGCAATCGCGACTGAAACCACGGCGGTAACCAACAACCAGGACCTTATCGAGGCTCTCGTTGCAGAACTCAACTCCAACCTTACCGGCGCTCGTGCGACCTGGACTCGTAACACCCCCTACGAGTACATTGTCACGATCGAGTGCTTGTCTGGGGTTGCCTGGAATGTGGACCTCAGTTCTGCGGTCTTTGCGGCTCAGTAAATCATGGCCCAGATCAATGATCTGATGTTCGCTGCTCTGCGGGACGCCGGTTATACCGGCGCTCTCGCGGACATGCGCAAAGCTTATCTAGCCGAGCTTGGTTACGGAACTATGCGCGAGTTGTATATCGCCAACGGGTGGGAAAGCGGACACATCAGTGACTTTGCAGCCACGTACTGGGCGGGCACCATCGAGACAGCCCCGTAAGGAGTAAACGTGGAGCCTATCAGAAATGATTCCGATCCGGACAGAAGACATTCAGAGGCGGAACAGGCGGCGTATATACAAGGTCTTCGTGACGGTCGCATTGACGCGTTGGAACATTATGCGGCGCAGCTTAGTGATAGACTCACGAGACATGTTGATAAAACGGACGAGAGGTTCAACGCCATGGACAGGCGACAGGGTGTAGCTGAGAAGCTCCTCTATATTTTGGCGGCAATTGTCGCTTTGAGCGAAAGCTCTGCTATTTTTTCCATTGTATCTTCCTTGTCTTAGGAGCACTAACCATGGCTTATGAAGTAAAGAGCGTTTTGAACCAAGACGTTGCTGGTCTGACCGAGCGCGTTGATGAAGTAATTTACGAGATTGCCCGCAGCCAGTCGGCAAACCTGACTGATATGCGTCCATTTGACCGCACCCGCATCACCGAGTACAACGGGATGCTCAATCGTTATGCGGCTTGGGTGACCGATGCACCGGACATCGACCTGCCGGAAACCCACCCGCGTGACTACCCGATCAAGTACATTTCGGAAGGTGTCGATGCGGACGTGGAAAACAAAGCCCTTCGTGACCTGATCCGCATGTACCGGGCAATCATCACGGAGCTTACCAATAGCCAGTCTGCCCGTGCGGCCAACGGCCTTACCACGCACGACAAGCGCCGGTTCGATCTGGTCATGGAAAAGATCGAGAAGTTCCTGAACGACTACGTGGATAACACGCAGCCGCTCGATATGCCGGAATCTGCGCCGTCTTCTGAGGGCATCGAGTCCGGCTACCTCGGCGCAAGCTGATGTCCGTCTTAGCCACTATAGGCGCTGTCCTGCCGTTCGCCGGGAAACTGGTGGACGGCTGGGAGACCTACCAGCAGCGCAAGAGCGAGGAAGTTGCGGCGGAGCATGAAGCTCGTGTGGAAGCCATGCGTAACGGCGTGGCCCTTCGCAGCCGCAAGTACATCCTTCATATCAGCTTCTGGATGGTGGCTTACCCATACCTCTCCATGTGGATTCCGTGGTGGGGGGTAGCGGACCATACTTTCGCCGTGCTGGCGAAGATCGAGAAGCTACCGCCGATTGCCTTGTGGTCGTGGTTGCTGGTTCTCGGCGCCATCTGGGGTGTCGGAATCAAAGATGTTCCATCTAGGTTGTGGAAGCGATGATTAAGATTAAGACGGGTCCTAATGGTGTAAGGATTAACGACGTTCAGCCCGAGACTATCTTTGGGATGATGATTGCTTCATCAGTATTCCAGATGCACAACCAGGATTTTACGATCACTAGTGTGACTGACGGGGCCGAAGACCGTCTTCCGGGTTCTCTTCACTCAGCAGGGCTAGCGTTTGATATTCGTACGTGGTCGCTGAGTGGCTTTCAACTGGAAAAGATCGTTTATGATCTTCAACAGGCCCTTGGTGAAGAATGGGATGTGGTGAACGAAGAAGACCATATCCATGTGGAGTATGATCCGAAGTGACTAGCTGGCAACATGTTCAGCGCGACTTCTCTGGAGGAGAAATCTCCGGGCGTATGCTTATGCGTTCGGATACTGAGGTATATCGCAAGTCTGCTATAGGCATGATAAACTACATGCCCATGCCTCAGGGAAGCGCGATGCGTATGCCGGGTACTCGGTTCTATGAAGAACTCGAAGACCTTAACGCCAGGATCATCCCATACCTTACCTCAGGAAATGAACGCAGTTTAATCGTTCTTACTCCTGAGGGGCTTCGACTGATCCGCAACGTTACTGAGCGGATTGAAGACGAGGCTAGCTGGGCCAATATCGAAATTAACGGTACCACCATCACGTACCGTAAAAACATCGTTCAGAATAGTCAGTTCCGCCAGGGCAAAGTGGGCTGGACTTTTACACCCGAGCAATACACGGGCGTAAACGGAGACGGCCCCCTTGGTGTTTATATCGAAGAAAGCAATGGCGGCAGTCGCCTTGCACTGCGCCCCCGTTTGTACCGGTACCCTTCCCAAGAAGAAGAGTTGGTCATGGCGGAAGCTACCGCCGAAGTTGACGTAGGTACTGACGTAATAACTCTAAATTACCGAGCTGTTTTCGCTGATCAGCCGGAGGTTGTGCTCAACGGTGGTTACACTTTCAAGGTTATAGTATCTGCCAATTCCGATTATTCCAGTCCTCTGTACGAGGAAACCTACAACGAGGTTACTAACCCGTCCCAGGGTTCTACTTTCGAAGTCCAAGAGAACGTGGACCTTCCCACGGCTGACTGGACTGGAACCCTGTATATCAAGTTCACGGCGGAAGCTACTGCCACCGACGACCAACCTTACTCCAATCCGCTCATCAAGGTAAACTATTTCCAGATATACGCGGACGGAGAAACCACCCTCACTGAGGCTGATCTTTCAACCTCTTATACAGCAGCTGATTTGGACGATATCCAATACGTGCAGTCCCCTTACGCTGATAAGGAGATTGTATTCACCCATTCCCGGCACGAGCCCAGCAAGCTTTATTTTAATACCGGGGGTGGGTCGTACACATTCGAGGCCATTAGTTTCACTGGTACCCCGAGTGAGTGGGGAACAAACAATTATCCAGCTGCATGTACGTCCTACCTTGGTAGGTTGGTCCTCGCCGGGGCACAAACTTTCAAGACTGCTTCCGGGGATCCTGTAGCTACAGTGTCTGAGACGGTTTGGATGACTGATCCGGGTGACTGGTCCACCTTTACCACCACTTCCCCGGTGGCCGCCAGTGACTCGATCAAATTCACGGCGATCTATAGGTCCCCGATTCAATGGGTATATGGAGCAAGGTCGCTTCTGGTGGGGAGCCTCGAATATGAATATTCAGTCCGTGGTGAGGGTATACTTGCTCCTGGCGATATTGGCGTGTTCCTACAGACCACGCACGGTAGCACCAATGTACAACCCGCTGCATTTGGTGAGGGGCTGCTATTTCCGGCAGATGGTGGCACGAAGGTCCGCAGCCTAAGCTATAGGGATGAAACCCAGGGGTGGGTTGCTGCTGACCTTACTCTTTTTAACCCGGCGATATGCAATCCGAAAATCAAGCGTATGGTCCGCATGAGGAACCCGCACCAGATGTGTGTGGTTCTCAAGACCGATGGAACTCTGGCGGTTTTCCATTCCGAGTCCGGGCTGAATGGATGGTGCCGATACAAGCTTGAAGGCGGGATCATCCGGGATATTTGTGTAGTACCGGACAGCAATGGTACTGATGTCTTGTTCATGACGGTTGAGAGAGATATCAACGGCGAGAAGAAGCTTTATCTTGAGTGCATCCCCAATTGGAGAGAAACTCGGGACTGGGACTTTACGCAATCGACCAAACACTTTAATTTCGAGACTCCCACGGATACTATCACTGGGCTGGACCACCTTGAAGGGAAGATTGTCCAGGTTAAGGCCCCCGGTAGGTATATAGGGTTCTTTAAAGTTGTGAATGGGTCGATCACGCTCACTATTGGTACTGGTTTCGAGTCTTCTGGTGATATTACGGTTACTGTGACTTCTTGCACGGTTGGTCTTGGCCATAGGTC